TTTATTCAGGGAATGGTAAACGGCGTAGTCGATGGCGTAAACGCCGTAATCGGAGCGCTAAACAGCATCCAGGTCACTATCCCTAGTTGGGTTCCCCTATTTGGCGGTAATTCCTTCTCGCTAAACTTGCCACGACTAAACAGAATAAATATCCCTCGCCTAGCCGAAGGCGGTATCGTTATGCCTCAGCCTGGCGGAGTTCTTGCTAACCTCGCCGAAGCTGGCAGACCTGAAGCCGTAATCCCACTAGACCGACTGGGCAATATGGGCGGAACACAAAACACCTACAACATAAACGTAAATGCTGGAATGGGTGCTAACGGAACCGAAATAGGCCGCAAGATAGTAGACGAGATTCTTCGCTATGAGCGCTCTAGCGGTCGAGTCTTTGCGAGGGCATAGTGGCTAACAATAAAGTCGAAATTGGTTTCGACCTATCAGGGCTACCAGGTGCAGAGTTCGCTCGCCTAGACGATGCCTTTTATGGTCTTTTAGATCAGCCGCAAACCATCCTCGGGGGAGCTATCTACCAGGACGTAACGCCGTTCGTAATCGACTACTCGATTACTCGCGGTAAGTCCAGACAGCTAGACCGCTACACCGCCGGAGCGCTAAGCGTTACCCTGAATAACAATTCGCGAATCTTCGACCCGCTATTTGGCGGAAGCCCTTATCGCACTCAGATAATCCCAAAGCGTGCCGTCCGAGTAACCTCGAACGACGACATTCAGATAGAAGCGGTTATAGATGACTGGGATCTGCAATACAATCCAGCGGGTAACAGCTTCGCAATCATCGAAGCTTCGGATGCTTTTGCTCAGTTCTCTAACCAGTCGCTAAGCGGAGGCACGGCAACCGCTCAGACAACCGGCGACCGCATCGAGGCGATACTTGCTAACTCAGGTGTCGAGTGGCCAAATACTCGCGTGGATGTAGAAGAAGGACAGCAATCCCTTCAAGCCGATGTTATTTCCGAGGGAACGAACGCTCTTAGTTATCTTCAAACAATAGCCGAATCAGAACCAGGCTCGCTATTCGTATCTAAAGTCGGAGATGTAAAGTTCCTAGACCGCTATGGTTCAAGCCCTGGAACAGCCACGGTATTCGCCGACGATGGCACGGGAATCGCCTACCAGAATCTACAGGTTGTCTATGGTTCGGAACTTCTTTACAACCAGGTCGAGATTCAAAGGCTAAACGGCGGAACCGCAACTAAGAACGATGCGACAAGTCAAGAACAATACGGAATCCAGAACCTCACTAGATCAGGACTCCCATTAGATAACGACACTTCGGGCGACAACCTAGCGACTTATCTGCTCTCAATCTATAAAGACCCCGAATACCGTTTCGAGTCTTTGGAGGTCGAGCTTATTGACCTAGATGAAGCAACTCAAAATCAGATTCTAAACTTAGAATTAGGCTCATTCGTTCAAGTAAAGTTCACGCCTAACGGCATCCCGCCGCAGATAGATAGGTTTGCGGAGGTAATAAGAATCTCACAGAACGTAAATGAAACTTCCCATAGGGTTACGCTAGGACTAGCTTCTACAGAAGGCAACTTCTGGCGGCTCTCGGATTATGTGTTCGGTAGACTAGGTAACGCGTTAGCGTATTAGGAGAATCGTGTCAGGCTGGAAAGAATGGGGAATAGCTGAAGTAGTCCAAGCTGAGGACTTTCAGACTTACATTCAAAATCAGGTAGTCCAGGTATACGCATCTAGCGGCGCTCGCGGATCTGCTCTGGGCACTTCCGTAGCTGAAGGTATGGTTTCCTATCTAGAGGACACTAACGCGGTCGAGTATTACAACGGTTCAACCTGGCAGGGCTTCGCGGTCGGTGACATTACTGCCGTAACCGCGGGAACTGGACTTACTGGCGGTGGTTCTTCTGGTGACGTAACGCTAAACGTAAACACCGCCGCTATCTTTGCATCGCCTACTTTTACAGGAACCGCGACTATCGCCGCGGGAACAGTTACCGGCAATTTGGGAATTGCTGGAACTACGACAATAACAACCGGAACCGTCACCGGAACCTTTGGAGTAGGTGGCACGGTTACGCTACCTAGCACTACCACAATCGGCTCAGTATCTTCTACAGAACTGGGCTACCTCGATGGCGTAACTTCCGCAATTCAGACTCAGCTAAACGCAAAAGCCGACTTTACTCAGACGGTCAGCTCAAAGACTGCAAGTTATACAGCCGTTGCGGGAGATGCTAACGATGTTATTTATGTTTCAGGAACCGCAGCGGTGACTATTACAGTTCCTGATGTTTTTAGTATTGGAGATCGCTTAGATATCTGGCGTAACGCTGGCGGAACCGTAACCATCGCCGCGGGAACTGGTGTAACTGATTGGGCGGGTGCTGGAACAGCGGGAACAGCCGTAACCTTCAAGATTGACCAAACCTACAATGGTGCAACGGTTCAAAAACTAGCGGCTAACACTTACCGCGTGATCGGAAAGATTACCGCATAATGCCAATAGCACTAGGGGTATTTGGAGTTGCCGGAGCAGGAACAGCCGTTGCAACTGGTGCTTATGAACTTTTGGAAACTCAGACACTTTCAGGAACCCAGGCTTCTATCACTTTTTCAAATTTAAATACAAATTATGGATCAATTTACCAGCACTTGCAACTTCGTTTGGTAACAAGAGGGAACAGATCAGGTTCAGAAGATTCAAACATTTACATACAATTTAATAGCGATACTGGTGCTAATTACAATAGCCATTACTTAAGAGGTAATGGTTCTGCTATGGAGTCCGGAGCATATACTTCCAGTAATAATAATGGTATTTTTCTTTACCAAGGAAACACAGGTGCAACGCAAACAGCTAGTTCTTTTGCTGCCAACATAGTCGATATTCTTGATCCATTTGAAACCACAAAATATACAACTATTAGAAATTTGTCAGGTATGACCGGAGCATTGAATCGAGTTTTTATACATAGTGGAGCTTGGAGAAATACGGCAGCACTTACCACTATTACCATTGACGATACTCTAGGTGACTTTGTGCAGTATTCGCGCTTCTCTCTCTATGGAATGAGGTCTAGCTAATGCCTACTGCTACTTATATTGGTTTGGCTAATTTGACCCTAAGTTCAAGTGATGCGTCGGTTGAATTTTCTTCTATACCTGATACCTATAGGGATTTGGTTTTAGTTACTCAAACAAAAGCAACAGCAAATACTTACGGCAGGGTAAGAATAAACGGTGAAACTGGAAGTATCTATACGCGGGTTAGGATGCTTGGAAATAGTGGTGGAGCCAGCTCAACTTCAAATACATTAACAGCTTTTGACCTATCCGATCTAAATACTACGGATTGGAACCTTGATATCGTGCAATTTCTGGATGCATCTGCGACCGACAAGCATAAATCAGTTCTCATAAGATCAAGTCAAACTAATGTCTCCGAAGTATCTGCTCACGCTGGTAGAGCCGCAACAACTTCAAGGATAACTAGCATTACCGTTTTAACAAATAGTAATTCTTTCGCCAGCGGTTCAACCTTTGCCCTTTACGGAATAGTGAGCTAGACATGAGTGCTTGGACAGTTATTGGTCATGTGGAAGTGCCGAGTGGGGCACAGGCAGAAATTGAGTTTGCTTCAATTACTGGTAGTTATACAGACTTATATTTGGTGCTATCTCTAAGAACGGCTAGGTCAGCGGCATTTGATGAAGGTCGGTTGTATTTCAATGGCAGCAATACCTCACTTTCCACAAGATTCCTAGAAGGCACAGGCTCTACTGCGAGTTCAGGCTCATTATCTAATGGTTATTTTGGAATTGTAAATTCAAATACAAGCACCTCAAATACCTTCAGCAATCATGTGATTTACATCCCAAATTATGCAGGGTCAGCAAATAAAAGCTATTCATCCGATTCTGTTAGTGAACAAAATGCCACACTTTCTTATCAAGATATTGTTGCTGGTTTGTGGTCAAGCACCGATGCTATAAATAAAATCACTATTGTCAACGCACAGGCAACTAATTTCTTGCAATATAGCTCAGCAACTTTATATGGAGTGCTAAAAGGAAGCTCTGGCGGCGTAACCGTCAGCTAAAGAACAGGTAGAATAAAAACATGACAGACAGACCAACACGCCTAGTTGTAGATTGCAGCCTTCCCGAAGGCCACCCTGACAAAGTTCAGATAATTCCTCTTACTGATGAGGAAATTGCCCAGCGTGAAGCTAATGCGGCTCAGGCGGCGATTGAGCAAGCTCAGCGAGAGCAAGAAGAACTAGAAAAACTACAAAATAAAGAATCAGCTAAATCTAAGCTTTCAGCACTCGGACTAACCGAAGATGAGATTCAAGCCATATTAGGATAAGAATGGCTCATTACGCTTTTTTAGATGAAAATAACATCGTTACCGAAGTAATCGTTGGTATTGACGAAACCGAACTTATCGAGGGTAAAGAACCTGAAGTTTGGTATCAAGAACTAAAAGGCCGGCGTTGCCTTCGTACTTCTTACAACGGCAACATTCGCAAGAACTACGCGGGAATCGGATACAGTTATAGCGACCAACTAGATGCTTTTATTCCGCCGAAGCCTAGCGTAGAAGCAATTTTAGATACTAATACTTGTCAATGGATAGAGGTTATAGATGAGCGGATTTAGAACCTGGACACCTAACGAGATTATTACAGCCTCGAACGTCCAGAATTATCTACAGGATCAAACCGTTATGGTTTTTCCTTCTTCCGCGGTTCGTGCTACCGCTATCCCAGTTGCAACCGAAGGGATGCTGAGCTGGCTAGAAGATGGCAATAAGTATCAGTATTACTCGGGTTCGGCTTGGGTAGATCTAATCGTTCCTATCACCGGAGGAACCGCGGGAGCGCCATACGTTTCGGGCGGAACTGCCGATGCAAGTTTTGGCGATATGAAGGCCGAGTTCATCGCCACGACAATCACGAACAAGTCGGCAGCCTATACAGCCGTAGCCGCAGATGCCAACACGGTTCTAAACATTACAACCGCTTCAACTATTACAATCCCCGATATCCTGCCTTCAATCGGCGACCAGATTCAAATAATTCACAATGCAAGCGGAACTACGGTTATAGCAGCGGGAACCGGAGTAAGTTCCTGGGCGGGAGCCGGAACCGCTGGCACCGGCAACACCTACAAAATGGGAACGCCTTATACAGCTGCCGCGGTTATCAAGACTGCCGCTAACGAATACCGCGTTATAGGTCGAGTATTCGTATGATTCCGATAGCGGCGCTAAATAATTCCGTGCCGGTATTGAGTGGTGGCACGCCGTTCGTTTCTGGCGACTTCGTTTATCACCGATTTACCGCAACTTCTTCATTTAGTATCAAGGGCGGTCAGCTTTTATGTGATGTTCTTTTGCTCGCTGGTGGTGCTGGTGGTGGTGGAACTTCTGGCGCTTCGGGTGCTGGTGGTGGTGGAGCCGGTGGACTTTTATTAGTTCAGAATCAAAGGCTTTTCGGCGATTATGCCGTAACCGTGGGAGCAGGTGGCGCAAGTCAAGCAAGCGGCAATAATTCAAGTTTTGAGTCTTTGACTGAAGCCGTTGGGGGCGGTGTTGGAGGAACTAATGCAATTGGTTCTAATGGTGGCTCTGGTGGCGGTGGTGGAGCAACCCAGACAGGTTTCGCCGGAGGAACGGCTACTAGCGGACAGGGTAATAACGGTGGTTCTGGTGTAAGCACTTTTGGCCCGATTGGCGCGGGTGGTGGAGGTGGTGGAGCGGCTGCCGTTGGAGGTAATGCTTCTGATCCTTCGAGCGCCGTAGGTGGAAATGGTGGTGCAGGTTCAAACACTTACGCAACTTGGACTCAGGCAGTCGGTTTAGCTGAATACGTGGCTGGTGGTGGTGGAGGTTCGGGAGGTTCTAGCGGAAACGTCGGAGGAACTGGCGGAATTGGTGGCGGAGGAAACGGCGGTCGTATTCCAGAAACCGGTTCACCAGGAACTAACGGTGGCGCTCAGCAGGGCGCCGGCGGTGGTGGTGGCGGAGGCGCTGGTGGTTCTGGCTGGGTTATTGTTCGCTATAGAAAATCTGAAATAGATATCTAAGATAAAATCGAACTATGGCAGATGAAACAACTGGCGTTCGCATAACGCAAAAAGACATCTACGAAAAACTGCTTGAGTTACAAGCTGTTCAAATCGAGCTAGTTTCTGACATAAAGAATCTAAAGGATTTGCCTATGCGTATGAATCGTGTAGAGCAAAAGCTAGCCCGTATGGAATGGATAGAGAAATTAGTTTTTACTGCTCTAGGGGCGGGCGTTACTGGTTTTGTAGCCGCACTTTGGGCGTTGATTAGATGAAGTGGCGACACCCTTTCAATAAAAAGCTAATTAGCTCACGATTTGGAAAAACAGAAAACAGACTAATCCCGCATAGGGGTTTAGATTACGCACCTAAAGA